TTCATAATAGGTGGCTGAGACATCATAGCCTTGCTCAACGAGTTTTTGATAAATACCAACAGGAGGACTCCAAGCCGTAGAACAATAAAAAGAAATGGTGTTTTCATTCGCCTCAAGATCGTAAGGTTTATTTTCGTAAACTGTTTCAATCTCCCACTTCGTTCCCCAATGTTGAACCCTCCAGTCCCACCAATTATCAGGCTTGATGGTCGGCTGATAGGCTAGAGCCTTTTCCTCTTCGGTCTTAGCATACTTCGCTACGATCTCTGGGTAGGTCTTTTTAACAGGAGTAACTGAGTAGTCTGGCTCTGGGTATATCGTGCCAAAGAACTTCCCTTCATTCCAAGCAGTTACTAATTTCTGAATCTTCTCTGGGTTATCGTGTGAGATAACTACATTGTTTTCGCACCAATTAGGCATATCTTTTTACCTCCTCTATTTCAGTTATTTGAAAATCATGTCCATCTGTTACATCACCATAATCGAAGTCGATTTCTCCGTCATAAATCATTTTTTTGATTTGATCGACAGATTCACCTTCCACTTCTTTCATGTAATAAACTACCTCACTTGCAAAAGCATAAAATTTAGGCATAATTTACCTCCTCGATTGATGTATCAAGGTCAGCATTATGAAGAGCATCATTCTCTTCAATCCACTCCCAAGTTTTTTCCTCTGCCTCTGCTAAAGTTTGTGCCTCAATCTGCACATCTTTAGTAAAGGTCGTAGTCACTACCATATTAAATATTGGCATTTTCTAATTCCTCCATTGGGTAAACATCTGTATAAAAAATAGGCTCTTTGATAATCTCTAAAACTGTTGTGCCTTCGTCTAGGTCATCTCCAACCTTTAACTGGGCAAATTCTTCTTTCGTCATTTCATAATACAAGTGTGAATCAATCCAAGAATCCCATAAAATTTGAGGAGGAATACCATCCTCTAAAATGCCAATCTTTACATACTGTGGCTCATTCCAGTCATCTACTGTGACTAAAACTTCATAGGCAGTAACAATAAACATCCGTCTCATGTTTCCTCCGTTAATACTTTGATTAGTTTTCCATTGGATTTAGTCTCGATTCTTTTAAGACTATTCCATCCCAAATATTGCTCAACCCACTCACACGCCTCAAGAAAAGACGGCAAGGTGTGGGAGGCAATAACCTCCAGTTTGATGTTATAAATAAGTGCTTGCATCAGAATCCCCCAGTCCTAAAAATCCAAACAAGGGCAAGACCACCACCAACAACAAGGGCAAAGATTGTGCCTAAAAAATAATCCTTCATTTTGTTCTCCTAGCAGTTTGACAAAGACTGTCTCTCGACAGTTTCGGATATTGAATCCTCATCAGTTTGTCTTAAAATCTTTTCCCATCCTCCGTAAAAGTGTATCCATTGATAATCAGCACTTCATCAACGGATTCATCTGAATATTGATATTCCCAGTCCCTCACAATGTCCTTCAATGCCTCGTCTATTGCCTCATTAAATGCCTTGAGAGCACTACCAGTCTTTTGCCAAACATCTACAAATGTTGTCCACAATGTGCAGTCTAGGTAATAACCAGTCGGCATCTGTGTGGCATCATACTGTTTCAGTTTCAGTCCTCTAAAATGGTGAGTTTCGGCAGTTGTATCAATGAAAGATGGTGCAAACGCACCGACAGAATAGTCCTTTACCTTTACCCCAAACTCTTTACAAAATGCGTCTATTGAGGCTTTGGCATCATGCCACCAAGGATAATCTAGTCCTTGCTTATACCATTCTCTTGCTCTGTCCTTTGCCGAATCGTCTAATTCCTCAAAGTTATAAACTTTAGTTTCGATAATTTCCATCATGCCTCCTCATAAAAGTAGTCGGATTCAATAACCCCATTATTCATACAAACTTCTTCTATCATGTTGAAATACTTTGATTCTGAAATTGCTTTACTGATTAACTCCTCGATTAAGATTCTGTCGGCATCATCTACTGTTTCCCAGTCGTAAGAATCAGTTAAACGGCTCACCAAAGCCCACGCCACTTGTTCGGCTGTTGCATTGTGATAATTGCTAATTTGTTCTTTCATGTTTCATTCTCCTAGCAGTTGAGTAAGATTGACTCTCGTCAATTTCGGATAAAAAATCCTCGTCAGTTACCCTAAAATACATTCTCTTAATGTTCGCATTTCCTCAGTCCAAGACTGGCAAGGCACATAGTCAGCACCAATAGGGGTTAATTTCATTCTGTTATAAATGCCGTAAGATTGAAACAGGCTCAAGGGCATGTTTAGCCGTCTTTCTAATTTTTCTTTGGTGCTCTGTCGGCATCCTTTCCCCACTAGGTCGAGGATATCTCTTATTTGGTAATCGTTAAGGTGTGTTGGTGCACCCTCTTTGAATTTTGCGTCATGTATTGCATAGTCTAAGTTTGTCATTTTGGAATTCTCCTAGCAGTTTGAATAATATACCCTCTCGGATATTTCGCCTCATCAAGGCTCATCAGTTATTCTTTCTTTCAAAAATTGGCTTGTTGATTTCCATGCACTCATTAAAAACGCCCTCGTAAAATTCTTGTTTAAAATTGTTGTATGAATGAATAGGTCGGTATTTTCTCCCTATAATGTCCCAGTCCTCGCCTACGATATACAGCCCATTGTCTCCATTGTCGCAGTCGAGAGAATCAACAGGACCAACACCGAGAGAGAGATTCCCACCAAAGAAATTCCCCACCAGTTGAGAAAATCTAGCAATTCCGTAAGAATCACGAACAGGCGAACGGATACCCAATTCTTTTGCACAATCTAGGAAGGCTTTAACTGATTCTGTCCCACCATTCCAATGAAGATAAACACCAGTAGAAACACCCTTAAAACTAATGACGGCACGATTTCCCATAATAAAAACTCCTAGCAGTTGTAAAAGACAATCTCACGATTGTTTCGCCTCATGAAGGCTCATCAGTTTTACTTTTTAAGGGGGTTTAACTCTCGGCAGTCCATGTATACAAAAATGATGTGTTTGGCTCTGTTGATTAACATTCTCACGCTTTCAGAATCGCCAAATTCTTGAGATTCTTGGGCATCTGAAAGAATAGAGGCAACAAGCATAGGGATGTTGTTAGACTTGGTGACCATGTTGTCCAATGTCTCCTCAGAACATCCAAACATTTTGTATTGAATTCGTAATTGTGCTCCAGTTAAAAAGGCTTCAGGGTTTGAAAATTTATCGTTTGTAAAATTGTATGTCATCTTAATTTCTCCTAGCAGTTGATTAAATTAAATATCACCTATTGATGATGTCTCAATTATAAAGCATGTTGAATATTGCTTGTCAATACCCTTTTGCAAAATAGTTGAAAATATTTTTCAGCCAGTATTTATAAGGGTTTGAGACGGATTTTAAGGGGATATTGCAGGGCATAGGCTCACAAAAAAACAAAGTAGGGCACAAGAACACGCCAAAAACCACCAAAAAGCCGAAGGCGAACAGTCCAAAGGTCACAAAGAGACAAGAGAGAGAATACACAGGGAAGTTGATAATCTTTCCCCAGTTGCCCTATACTTGGGTAATGAACATTCCGAGAATATACCTATGAAAAAATTGACAAAAAAAGAAATAGCCGAAGGCATACAGTCAATCCCAATCGAAAGAATACTAATGGGTGCTAATAGTCCTAATGGATTAAAACTAACCAAGAGACAAAAGGAATTCGCAGAGCAAGTAGTAAAGACTGGTAATAAGACGGAGGCATACAGAAGGGCTTATACATCCAATGGGAAGAACACCACAGCATCACGCAATGCAAACACAGTTGCAAAAAATAGCAAAGTGCAGACATACATTACAGCCCTTGAAACGGCTAAAGAAGTGGAGGAATATCTTTTACCCACTCAGTTGAGGACAATGGCAATTCAGAAATTATCCTCAATGGCTCTCAATGACGAGTTACCACCAGCCCAACAGTTGAAGGCTCTTGAGTTGGTCGGCAAGATGTCGGAAGTCTCATTATTTTCTCAGAGAGTAGAACACATTCACTCAGTCGATAGCAACACGCTGAAGGCTCAGTTACTTACAGCCATCACAACGGCAATAGGAAACAGTCGCACGCTTCACTCTAAGACAAAGAGAACGGCTCAAGAGTTGCTTAAGGAAATACAAAACAATGATGAAGATTCCAATTTTCCAACACTAGAAATTTCACACTATCCCACCCCCAACGATTTCCTAGAACACGAACCCCCACCCACCCCCACCCACCCAAATCCGAGTTTGACCATAGGTTTGGAATTGCATACTATTCCACACAATCAATCACCATCCCAAAGCAAAGAATTGTCACCTTTGCAGATGAAAAGGTTACAACAAGTTGTTGATATTAAAGAAGAAAAAAGTGAAAAGGAGGGGGTAGGGGTGCAAAATCCTGGCTGGATTGAAAAGGAAATGAATATAGAAACAACCCCCATCACAAATTGGGTAGAAAAAGGGTAGGGGGGTATATTTTGGAAAATTACGAAGAATGGAAGAAAAGAATTGATATAGAGGTAGCGGTATTAGATCAAACAATTGCGATATTAAAAACATTAAGAGATGCTACTGCTTTAAGTTCTTTTCCATGTATAAATAGATTTAGGATTGCTAAGAAACAACCGAATGAGGATAAGAATGACTTTTGATGATGTTGAACAGTATCTACAGTATTTAGCTATTCATGATAGGAGAAGGTTAATGCTTCTGATGGATAGGTTAAAGCATACGCTGATGCATGATGCTGCTTGGGAGGCGGCACAGGAATTAATTAGGAGAGTAAAGTGACAAAGGCACAGAAGGAAATATTTCATGTGATTGAAGCTTATTGGAATAACTTTGGCTTTGGTCCTACGGTGGATGATGTAATGTTTATGACTGGCGATAAGGGGCGTGGTAATACGCATCGCAAAATGAAAATGTTAATAAAAATAGGGGTTTGTAAAGGAGACTTAAAGTATGCTCGTAGTATTCGCCCTGCGTATATTAAACTTAGGAATTTAAATGGATGAAGAAATAAAAAGGCTGTTAGATATTCTTGAGCTTCTTCCAGATGAGGAGAAGGCTCCGATTGTTCCAATAGCAAATGCTTATTTAGCTTCGTTGACGAAGGAGCAGGGTGAGATTGATTTTATGAGTTTTGTGCAGACGATGTGGCCAGGATTTATACATGGCGAACATCATGCGTTAATGGCAGCTAAATTTGAGGAGATTGCTAGTGGAAAAATTAAACGACTTATTATCAATATGCCTCCTCGGCATACTAAGTCTGAATTTGCTTCTTACCTGTTACCTGCTTGGTATTTGGGTAAATTCCCCAATAAGAAAATTATTCAATGCTCGAACACGGCAGAACTAGCCGTAGGGTTTGGTAGGAAGGTGAGGAACTTAGTTGATGGAGAAAATTATGGAAAAGTATTTCCCAATGTATCTCTTCGGTCGGATAGTAAAGCTGCTGGTCGTTGGTCCACCAATGCTAATGGTGAGTATTTTGCTATTGGTGTTGGTGGTACTGTTACTGGTAAGGGAGCTGATTTACTCATTATCGATGATCCTCATTCAGAACAGGAAGCTGCGTTGGCAGCAGGAGATCCTGCGGTTTTTGATAAGGTTTACGAGTGGTATACGTCAGGTCCACGTCAGCGTTTACAACCTGGTGGTTCGATTGTTGTAGTGATGACTCGCTGGTCAAAGAGGGATTTGACTGGCAAGATCTGTCAGGCGATGATTGACCGAGATGGTGATGAATGGGAAATTATCAGCCTTCCAGCGATTAAGCGAAATGAAAAACCATTATGGCCAGAGTTCTGGAGTTACGATGAACTCTGTAAGCTTCGGATTGAATTACCTTTATCCAAGTGGCAAGCTCAGTATCAGCAGGATCCAACAAGTGAAGAAGGTGCGATTGTTAAAAGAGAATGGTGGCAAGTGTGGGAAAAAGAGACACCACCGCCATGTCACTATATAATCCAGTCATGGGATACGGCATTTACGAAA